GCTGGAGTAAAATAGTTTAATAGAGTATTTTGAGAAAATTGGTAATCAGTCGGATTAACAGGTGTGGTAACCTGATGTTCCGCGGTGTTGGCGTAACCTCGATACATTGGAAAATTATTTCGGGTATACCTAACTAACCGAAATCCAATTTCATCATTTCCATATAATGCCTGCGAAAAACAATATCTTTTGAGTAGTTGGCGAATAGAAGTGACAGGATCACCGAAATATATATCATTCGTGTGATCAGCTAAGTCTAACTCCTCAGCTGCCATTTTCTCATCAGCTTGTAATTTCATAGGTGCACTCTCTTCTTGAGTATTGCTGGAATCTGGCACTTCGCCAGATTGTGGAGTATACTCTCCAGCTTGGGGCGTAAACCATGATAAATCGCGAATCTCACTCTCGTCAGGTGCTGCGAACTCAATGTCCTCTCCTGCACTAACAAATACATTTATTTCAATGTCATTGTTGGCATCAGAATTAGGCACTGTCAATTCGTTAACAACATAAACGGAGATAATTCCATTTGCGAAATCATTGGGATCTGCTCCAATAGCTGAAGTAGAATAAATTTCTCCTGAACCACTCAGCATCTGTCTTCCTTTCAAATATGGCTGTTGTTGTCCCCAACCGATCTCGACCGTAAAATCTCGCTCTTCAGCAAGATCAATAATACGAGTATAGTTGGTGTTGTATTCATTAGTTAAGGGATAACTAGGATCATATGTTACCTTTATTCTCCCTTTATGAAAGGCGGAAGCCACAATTTGAAATCGATACTTCATGGAACCCCTCCAAAACCTAAAAGGCAATGCAGCAAAGCAACATGCTGGCATATGGTATTCAATAGGGTCTCCAAGAGTAGCAAAGAATTCATTCCAAACGCGAGGGTTTACCTCACAATTCCACAGCAACGTCTCAGTTGTGTCAGCCACTTGCCAAGAGAAATTCGTTAGAAAACTCTCTCTCATGGCAATAGATTTTAAACTCATCTCATCTGTTCCATCCAAACCCATTGTCCGACTATCAACAGTAAGCTCTTGTTTCATATCTAATGTAAGCTTGTTTGATGTATCGGGGGCATTGGTATTGGCAAGATTCCCAACCAAAGTAGGTTTATAAGGGATAATCTCACCAACATATGTAGGGCGAGAATAGCCAAACGCCTTCGCAATTGCAGCGATAGCGCTGGCACCCATTTCTGTGGCTTTAGCATAAGCACCAATGATAGGGGCATTTGTTAATGCACCTGCAGCACGTGCGATATAACTCGCTGGGCGACTGACCATACCTTCTCCGTATTCGTCAGCCTGAGGAGTATATTCGCCGGCTTGCGGTGACAACGCTCCAGGTTCATTGGCAGTTGGCGTGGACATAACAACATCTTCAGCCCACGCAAACACGGAAACTGTAACAGAATCCGTGGCTCCATTAGCATGTTTTAAATTTTGCATACCATGGATAATAATGTCTCCCATGTCTCGCCAGTCTTGTCTTGGAATATCCATGGCATTATATTGCCAAACAAAAGGAAGGCACATTGTACCTCCCTGTGAATGGGTGGGATCTAAATAGACATGTGGTCGTTGACTAGCTTCAACCACGTCTTGAATGAAGAACCCACGATCCTTGGTAAAACCATCATCGTTGTGTAATGGAATGTACGACGCAATGGCACGACCATAATGAAAACCGTTACCATTCAACACAAATTTCACACACAGTTTACACCGTAGTAAATTGTAATTCGTGATACGATTAATCACACGATCGTTTTCCCAAAAATCCTGCCAGGGGTTAAAAGTTTCGAATAAATTCGTTCCTGTACCCCAGGAATAAGACTGAATCTTTATGGGACGCGAGAAGAAATTTTGCAAAGTATCGTCACCGGCATCGGCAGCACCATAAGTGGCATCAAGTTCTGATCCAACATGGTACTCAAAACCAGCATTCTGATCGGCAAAAGATAGAATTTCTCGACTTGTCTTTTCATTTTGTTCATTTATTGTAACATTAAAACGTGAAGTAACTGCTATATACAAATACTACTGGGACAGTTAATCCAGCAGCAAGGGTGCGGTGAGATTGGCGCGAGCCAACGCCTCCCCTAAATAGGGGTTTAGTTCGAGGACTGGCTCATATGTACAAAGCCTCGATGCAAATAGTCAAACTCACGGCACACGGTTAATTAATTTACATCTGGTATCCATATATACATAGCTATTTTTAACTTAGTGTGCGCATAACTACGCACAGAGGGATGTCGAAAGGAGACCCAGCCTATGCTGCTGCTGCATGAGTTGGAAAAGAAGCCAATAATAATTCCAACTGCCAATCGAGCTCCGCTTCAAAATCATCTACTTCAAATGCATTCTGGCGGACCAACTCTCTTGGTTCTGGAACATCAGGTATTCTCATATTCAACAAATCATGCAACAACTGGCTCTGCTCTTGGAGATTCTCCATTGCCTGCTCATATTCTGAGAGGACATAGGGTTCTCCTTCAAGATCAGAACTGTCTTCTGAATCGGAAGGGTATTCACCTGCTTGTTGAGTGTACTCA